CCAAAAAATGGTGGTAATGCTCGACGCAGTACTATTCTTAATAAAAATAAAATTGAAGCAACATATCCATATGCTTCGGTGTTGGATGCTGGCCGCGGCCATCGCGATGGGCAAATGCGTGGTAGTACCCAAGCACCAAAAGGTATGTCTGGACCAACAGCATTAGAAATTAAAAAGTTAGTTAAAACTTTTATAGCCACCGTGGGAAGAAAATAATATGGCAGATATATCTGTAACATTAGAACTTGATGATTCCAAGTATGCTGGGAAATTAAAACAGGCCGAGACCAATGCCAAGTCCTTTACGTCAGCAGTTGATAAAGGATTAAAAGAAAATCAATCCAGTTTTGACTCCTTTGGTCGTGGAGTGCAAGGAATAAACTCCAAGTTAGAAGGTATGACCAGGATATTGGTTGGTATTGGTATCATAGAATTTACACATAGTCTATTAGAATCGGCCAACCAACTTAAAGACATGGCTGGTGCCCTGGATGTAACTATCGCTGGCATTATGGGCATGGGTGCCGCCGCCGCACAATCTGGATCTGGACTTGAAGGCGTTTCAAAAATGCTATTCAAGATGGAAAATGCAGCAGGACAAGCAGCCGACGGTAGTGCTAAAATGATTGATACTTTTGCGTCGGTTGGTGTTTCCATGACCGACCTACAAAAGATGGGTCCAGAAGAAGTATTTAATAGGGTGGCAAAAGCCCTAGGAGAGATACCAAATCAGGCCACCCGCGCCCGTATCGCGACTGAATTATTTGGTCGTGGCGCACATACTTTTGACTTCAAAGAATATTCTGAAAAAATAAAACAAACAAGTGTAGCATTTTTAGAATTTGAAGAAAGCCAAAAGAAAGCCGCTGACATATCAGAACGAATGAAACTTCAAGTGTTATTAGTCACAACACAATTTACACAACTATTAACACCAATATTAGATTTACTTAAACCAACTGACGACATGGGTGCTGCAATGGATCGTGCTCGAGTTGTTGCTTACGCATTGGCCGTGGCCATGGCAGGCTTTGTGTCGGTGCAAGTTATCAATGGTATCACTAGTATTGCTGGTGCAATCAAAGTATTAGCAGGAATGTTTTATGCTTCCGCTGGTGCAGCCGCAGTTAGTACCGCTGCCATCGCGGTAGATACCGGAGCAACTCTATTAAATGCCAATGCCAAAACATTCTTGGCAGCAGCACATGGTAGAGTTGGTACAGCAGTAACAGCAGTGGCAGTGGCCGAAGCAGAACTTGCAGCCGCAATGCTGACAGGAACAGCAACTACAGCACAAATTGCTACATTAACAGCAGCATTGGCCACTGCAAGATCTGCATTAGCCATTAGAACACAAGCATTGGCAGTGACCGAAGCAGAACTTGCTTTAATGACCAGGGCAACCACTGTGGCCACTGGCACACTGGCCACCGCTACCACAACAGCAACAGTGGCCACAACTGGCATGACAGTAGCCACGACTGGGTTGGCAGCAAGATTGCTACCATTGCTTGGCATAGCCACATCAGTGGCTGCCGTATTTGGATTATTATATAGTAGTAATCTCAATGAAGGCGAAGATGAACAATTAAAAAGAATGCGTGAGGCTGGAAGATTAACTGATGCTTTGGGCACATTAAGTGAGGCACAAAAGAAAGCATATGATGCATTAAGTGCTGCTGACAAAGCCCGTATTAACGAAATGATAGTTAACAGTACAAATGCAAAAAAAGCACAGGAACTCATGGATAGGGTCATGGGCAAGCCAGCATCTGCTAGCGGTGGCGGCACAATTTCTGTGAAAGGTAATATTGATCCAGCCGCTGGAAGTAAAGCCCGTGTGCTGGCCATACAGTTTGAAACTGAAAATTTAGATAGACAAAATAAACGATTACTAGAAAGAATTGATCTAGAGGCAACATTAACTTCTTCAAGTAAAGCGGATCGTGATTCTAGATTGGCCGGATTTGATCAAGAGACCAAATTCTTACAAGAACAATTTAGAATAAAACAAGAACTCACAAAATTAGAAGGTGAGGCAAAGCAAGATCCACAGGCCGGCACAAAAGGTGTTTATCAAGTAATTGAAGCACTTAAGAAACAATTGGCCGGATTAAAAGATATTAGCAAACAAATTGAAGAGAATAAAAAGAAAGAAATTGAAACAGCCAATGCTGTGGAGATGACAACTTATTTTATTGAACAACAACAAAAAGCCAAACAAGGTGTGCTAGATATTGAATATCAAATTGCCGATTTAACTAAAACCAGTTCTCAAATACAACTATCAACTATTGATCGCCAGATACAAAAAGAAGGTGATCTAGCGATTGCTAAACGCCGTGCTCAACTTGGAGCAAATGGTGTAGTAAGCGATGATGAGCAAGCCAAGATACGTGCTGAAATAGAAAAAACATATGCCCTGACTAAAAAACGCAATAGCGAATTAATAGAAGAAAGTCGTAAGTTTTCAACCGGGTGGGATAAAGCATGGAATGACTATGTTGATAATGCAACCAATGCCAGTAAAACTGCCACTAATCTTTTTAGTAAGAGCATGTCTGGTATGGAAGATTTGTTGGTAAACTTTGCCAAGACAGGTAAGTTTACCTGGAGATCATTTGTTAACATGATGCTGGAAGAATTAATGAGAGCACAAATCCAATCTACTTTTGCAAGTATATTGGGTGGAATGAAAGGTGCCATGGGCGGCGGAGCAGGCGGCATTGGTAGCCTAATTGGCGGATTATTTGGTGGTGGTAGCAAAGCCGCACCAGCAGCCGGTGGTGGTGGTGGCTTTTTTAGTGGTATAATGGATCTGGGTAAATCAGCAATTGGTGGGATTGGTAAATTGTTTGGTTTCGCTGGTGGTGGTAGCGTAAATGGAACTAGTCCAATCTTGATAGGCGAACGCGGTCCAGAAATCTTTAATCCCAGCAGTAGTGGTACTATCATTCCAAATGATAAACTTGGCGGATCAACCAATGTAACTTATAATATTAATGCGGTTGATGCACAAAGTTTCCGAGCAATGATCGCCCGTGATCCACAATTTTTATTTGCTGTCACTGAGCAAGGTCGTAAGAGCATACCAGGAGCGAGATAAACAATGACAACAACAGCATTCCAATACATATTTGATAAAGCCGAAACATTATCAATGAATCGTCGGGCCACTGTGGCCCAAACAGTTGCACGAGATCAAACTGTTCGATCAGTTAGTCGTGGTGGACAAGTATGGCGATTTGAAGTTAAGTTACCCGATGGTCTTACATGGACTGAACTACGCCCATACGTTGAAGCATTAGATAAAGCAGATCGTTATACAGCAGGAAATGTTACTATTAACCAAACCGGAACCAGTTGGTTATCTGGATATCAAGGTGAAGCAACAGCAGTTACTGGATTTAATGCCACATTCACCTCAGGTGATAGTATTACATTAACTTCTACAGGCACTGGATTGAGTCCAGGAAAATATTCATTTAAGTCAGGCGACTTTATACAACTTGGCACAGGTGGCCGCGTATATAGCGTGGTTGATAATGTGGTATATCCAAATACCACAGTAAAATTAAATAGACCAATCATCGAATCTGCAGGATCATATGCATTAACAGTTGGACCAAATGTTAAGTGGCAAGTGATATGTACTGATTTTCCAGATTGGACTTTTTCCCAGCGTAATCTAGTCAGTTGGTCAGGAACATTCAAATTCCAGGAATCATATGTATGATTGATCTAAGCAATCAATCCCATATTGCCACGGCACTATTTGTAAAAATAGATGTACCAGATTATGAGATATTGACCTTTAGTGATTATCACACAGCAATCACCATCGACGGACAGATTTACAATGGCCTCGGACAATTGATGGCCATCAGCGATACCACAAGTGAACTAAAAGTCAGTAGCCAAGAATTAACAATAGGTATTTCTGGAATCCCTGAAAAGAATATCACGGATGTATTAGACTATCGATTCAAAGGATCATTGATCAATGTATACAGAGGAATATTTAATTCAACAACTGGTGTATTATTAACTACGGTAGGCACTAACCCAGTTGGTAAATTTAATGGTATCATTAACAATTTCAGTTTAGTAGAAACTTGGTCAGGGCAAGATGCAAGTAATACGATTAATTTTGTATGTACCAGCACAGTTGGATTATTAGAGAAAAAGATTACCGGCAGAAGAACTAACCCAACTGATGAACAATATTGGTATCCAACAGATAAAAGTATGAATCGTGTACCCAATCTAGCCAATAGTAATTTTAATTTTGGTGCTACTTAAAGGATCTATAGATGAGTTTTCTTGATGACATAATTGATGTAGGCAAAAGCGCAATTGGTGGAGTCATTAGTGGTGCCAAGGGTATGTTTGGCGGCAGTAATAATATCCTAGGCGGTCTAATATCTACAGCACTGACTGGCTTTGCATTGTATAAGGTCAATCAAAGTGTCAGTGCCACAAATAATACAGCGGCAACAGCATCCCCACCTGCGATTGATCCTGGTAATAAGATTGCCATTAAACCAGACACACAACAAAAAATACCAGTGATATATGGTACTGCTTATGTTCCCGGCATCATCACAGATGCGGTAGCAAGCAATGGAAATCAAACAATGACATATGTTATCACCATATGTGAAAAAACTGGTGTATTGTTAAGTGATGGCACTAATAGCCAATTTTCTTTTGAAAATGTTTATATCGATGGTAACCGTATGATATTCCAAGGCGATGGCATCACTGTTAATTATGTGGTGAGTCCGGATGGTCAAGTGGATAATAATCCACTTGGGTTGATCAAAGTATATTGCTATGCCGGCGGCAGTAGTTCATTTGGAACAATTACGGGTTATGCAGCCAATACTGTATTGGCATATAATCTAGTACCTGGATGGGACAATACCTATACCATGAATGATCTTATCTTTGCGGTAGTCCAAGTAACTTACAATAAAGATAAAGGTGTTACGGGATTACCAAATATGAGTTTCAGTGTTAAAAATTCTATGACATTGCCTGGCGATTGTTTACATGATTATATGATCGCGGAACGCTATGGTGCGGGTATTGGTTCAGAGGAGATCTATAGTGAATAGTTTACAGGATCTAAATCGATTTAGTGGTAATGGTGTTCCGTTTGCAGATGATCGCTCATTATCGATAACATTTAATGCAGCCAATGCAACAAGCCAAAGTTATACGGTTTCTGAATCTGTTCCATTCCAGGCCAATGTTGGTATCAATTTTACAAAGATACAATCAGTAACAGCCAATGCAATTGCATATTCAATCAATGTGGGCAATGTTGCTGGTACCCAAGTAACATGGAATAATTTGCCAGATAATATATATCTAACAAGCAATGGCACCAATGGTTTATATACTATAACTAATATCATTGGAGTGGGACAATGGAATTTAGTAAAATCTCCATATATAACTACTC